GAATTAGTATTTAGAGCCTCTTTAGGAAGTGAATTAGATATTTCAGATACTTTAACAGGAACTTCAATTCATCCTAAAGTTACAGGTTCATGGGCTACCACTTCATCATTTACCACTAATAGCAATTATATATTTAATGATACCGCTTCATTTATCCCTAATAATGAATATTATTTTCTTGACCAATTTCCAGCAGGTATAAAAAATAGAATTACAGATAAAGTAAGATATGAAGATAATGTAGTACCAACCGGGGATACTTTATCACCCTTTAGAAGAGTAACCCAACAAACAGAAGCAAGTGCTTCATATACTGAAAACATAAACTTATTAGAGGTAGCATTTTCACCCCAAAATGAAATAAATGATGATATAATATCACAACTTGGTTATTTTAATATAGGAGATTATATAGGTGATCCCAGACAAAGATCTTCATCATTACAACTTTATCCAGACCTAAATAGTTTAAGTGAAGACTATTTTAAAAAATATATTAAAAATTATGATTTAGTAGATTTTATTAGGTTAATAAAATTCTTTGATAATTCATTATTTAAAATGATTAAAGATTTTATTCCTGCAAGAACAAGTTTAGCATCTGGAATTGTAATAAAACAACATTTATTAGAAAGAAATAAGTACCCACAACCCCAAGTATCCAATCCTTTAGATTTACAGTTAACTTCATCTATAGGTCCATTAGTTATTCCTGAAGGGGGTCCTGGAGGGATGTTCAATAAATTTAATAGTATAACAACATCACCATCGGGTTCATCAGGTTTAGGACCTGATAATCCTTTTGATATTACCCAAAGTTGGAATGAAACATTTAGTGTATTATCAGGTTCAGTAACTAAATTAAACGATTCACAACATGAATTTTATGATGGAGAGTTTAGTGGTTCAGTTATAACAGTTACTACACAAAGTTTATCACCTTTCAATTTAACATATTTAAATGAAGATTCATATTTAACCTCATATTATTCTTCTAGTTTTTATACTTATATTACAACACCATCACCATCAACCTTCCTTAATGATAAAACAATTGTGGGTGATGGAGAAATTTTATTATATTACATTTAAAATATGCCAACAGGAATAAAATATTTAAAAGTTGCTAAAATAGGTGCTGACGGAATAGATAGAAGTGATCATTTAAGAACAATGTCTACTTTAAGACTTGATTTTACAGATTTAGGATTGGTGGGTTTTCAAGTTACTGATGTAATAGAAAAAACAAACCATTTTGTATTTACTGTTAACCCAACAAAAGCTCTACCGGGTGGGGCTATAACTTCATCTGATAATATAATATATAACTATACTTCTTCTATACCCTCCCAAAACCTTTCAGATGCACGTCTTTCAGGTTCTTTAACTCAAGCAAAAGAAATAACAGATCTAGCTCTTTCAGGAGGTTATTCTAATTTTGAACCTGATTCTCTTTTTAATTTTACAGAAAATAACCATTCCACAATGTATGGTTGGATGAATGCTGTTAATTATGGTTATTATAATGAGAGCACAAAAACACCAACTACAGATTGGGATAGTGTATACCCATATAATAATTCAACTGCAGATAAAGATGTGGGATTAACTACATCTACTTTTTTAATGGACAGGTTACAAAGTGCTGGGGAATTTATTAATATGACGGCAAGTATTGCTCTTCCTCCTCAATTACAACTTATTACAGCATCAGGTTATGATTATGGTACTGAAATTAGGGTAAATAGAACACCAAATACTACTGTACCTATTACTTTTACAGTAGGTTGGTGTAATGCTGATACGGGAAGTGGTGATACAGGTCAATTATGGAAAACAAATGATTGGATATCCCCCTCTTTCCCATCTTATGTTTCTATAGTATCTCAATCCAGTGCAGGAGGAGGACCAGTAGGTACAAGTTATTATGTATGGATGCCTGGAAAAGTAATGTTAGGGTGTTATAAAAATGGGGTTTTACAAGATTATACATCTGAATATATTTACGAATATGATCCATCTCACGTTCATTCAGCAAACGATTTTGATAAAACTGCAGTTTTAAAATATTCTTCTTCTTTAAATGACTTAGGAGTGGTAAAAGATGATATATTAAGTTTTAAAATATTTGGGTATAGTAATTATATGGTTTATTATCATGCTAGTACTGGTTGGGCTAGAGGAGAGACTGAAAGATTTTTAATGGTAGGTAAACTTTCAGGAAGTACTTTAACTACTCCTTCTTCATTTTTAATAGGTCCCCCATCAATATCAGAATCATTTAGAAATGCTACTCAAGATCCAATTGAAGTATTTTCCGGTCCTCCTTCTTCTATCATTTCAACTCCTTATCTTTCTCAAGAAGAATTTGATTATTCAGGAGCTGATATTTTAATGAATAATGTAGATTCATATCCCCCAAACCCATATTTAAATGATTTAGATTATGAAACTTCACAAACTATACCTGTTAATTTTCAAGCAATATTAAATAATACAGCTACTAAAGGTAATGTACCGGAGTCAAATTACACTCAATTATCTTCAATTAATTCAAGGTATCTAGGAACTAAAAACCAAACAGAAAAAATAAACCAATGGGTTCCTAAAAAATACTTAAAAACAGCATTTAATAAACCCTTTAATATAGGAACTTGGGGTAAAACCTCTCCTGTAGAATCTTTAAGTACTATTTTGTATGAATTTGATTGGGGTGGGGGGACTACACCTGAAATATTAGGGTGGACTTCTTTCAATATGGGTAAAATATTTCAAATTAATACAACTGAATCTGCAACTACTATTTTATCTACTGATAATTTAGAATCTCAAGTACTCCCAAAACCTTGGGTAACTCCTTACATCTCTTCTTGGTCAGATACTTATTGGGGGGGTCATACCCACTATTCACAAAGTATAAATAATTATTATTATGTTACACAACAAGATGTTAGAGTAAATGATGATCTTTCATTTTTTAAGTATAATAATTCATCAGCAGGATCTAGTGTCACCCCAAAGGGTAAAGCTTTAGCAATAGGAGGTACAGTTCCTCCTGAAAGTTCATTTGCAATATTCTCAAAACGTATGATCGGTTCTCCTATTTTACCCATGATTGGATTAATAGAAACAGGATCATTCCTACCTTCAGGTTCTGAAGCTGGTTTAGGTAAAATGTATTTAACTTGTGATAGTAATTATGATCATAAATATATAACCCCAATTTATAGTGGGTACCAAACAGGATCATCACAAAATGGTTTTTATATTTTAAGTTCTTCTATTATGGATGATTTAGATACAGGTGATCATAGATGGTTTATGACTTTTTATAATAATATGGAATACCCTATAGATAATTCTCAATTAGAACCTATGGATGCAGGATACTCAGCTAGTTTAAATGATGCAGATGTAAATTACCAACTAGCATCCAAGGGGGTATATGAAATTTGTGCAATTTCAGAATCCCTTCAACCCGACACCTTTTCTCCACCTGATACTTTTCAATATTTAGAAATATTTACTACATTACCCTTCTACAAAAATGTAAATGGGAATTATGGTGCTCTTACATTACCAATGATATATTGGCAAAATACAGCGACTGGAGACCCAGGAATAGGTATTTTATTTTGGAGAATGAAAAACTCTCATAAACCCCAACATTTAATAATACAAAATGAAATGGATGCTAATACCCCTGGTTGTTTCATTAATAGATATTCCCCAGAGTATATTTCTCAAAATATAGAAAAAATATCAAAAACCTTGGGTTCTAATACATTCTAATAAATAATAAAAAGATAACGTGATAAAGAAACTAATAATACATATATTTATAACATATAATTAAAACAAATGGGATATTTAAATAATCAAGTAATAACAGTAGATGCTATCTTAACTAAAAAAGGAAGAGAATTATTAGCTAGGGGTGATGGTTCATTCAAAATAACACAATTTGCATTGGCAGATGATGAAATAGATTATACACTTTATAATCCAACACATCCTTCTGGTTCTGCATATTATGGAGAAGCAATAAATAATATGCCCTTATTAGAGGCCTTTCCTGATGAAAGTCAAATAATGAAATATAAATTAGCTACTTTACCAAGAGGTACAGCTAAATTACCTGTATTAGATATTGGGTATACAGGTATAACATTACAACAAGGAGTAAGTTTAACAGTAACCCCTCAAACTTTAAATTATTTAGGAAATGCTACAGCCTTTGAAACAGCAGGTTATACAGCAACTATAGCAGATGTTAGAACAATGGCTACATTTAATGGGGTAGGAATTCAAACAACAGCGGCTACAACACTTAACCCAACATCTACTACAACATTAGGAACTAATGTTTCTTCAACTGTAATAGGATCTCAAATTAATTTACAAGCAACAACTGTAAATACCTTATTTGGTTCAAATACACAATTAAATACAACTATTACTTTTGTAGGATTAGATAGTGGAGCTAGATTAACAATCCCATTAACAGTAACTAAAATACCTTAAAATATAAAAAATGGCATTTAAAACCCTAGACGGAGAAGATTTTGTAGTAAGTGCAGAGGCAGTCCAATCAATAGCTTGGTCAACAAATTCCCCAACATTAACAGAATTTTATACTTCATCAATCCAAGCCTCAAGTACATCAGGGCAATATTATTTAGCAGTATATCAAACATCATCCCTTGATGTTGCCGCTGCTGTACAATTTGATATAGCTTATGGAAATGTAAAAGGAAGTGGAAGTCAATATTATAATGATGGGATACCCTTATACACCCCTGCTACTACTACTTATGGTCAATATAGATCATTAGTATTAGAAGATGAATACGCTCAATTTGTTTTTGGTGATGGAACAAACCAAATTACTAGTAGTGATTTTTGGGTTTTATCTATAGATAGAGCTAGATATAAAGAAAAATTATTCCCTGGAACATTTAATTTAAAACTTTCAAGTTCAGGTGGTGAAGTAGATCTTACAGATAATTCAAATGATGTTCTAACCCAAACATTTTTAGGTACAACTAGAGTTTACCAAGTAGTATCAGGTTCAGATGGTAGTGCTTATAATTCTACAGGATATGTAGCAGGTTCAGGTTCATATGGTTTATTTCTACCAGATATGGGTACTATCATATTTAACCCAGAAGCTTTAAATGAGGATATAGGTTTAGTACCAAATAGAACTTTAGATTTACCTAATGGTACAAACCAAGCTACTTTTTTCAAAGCAATAGAAGTAGCACATTCTTTTGAATTAAACGCTGAAGAAACTATTACTTCTGATTATGTATTTGTTAGATCTAGAAATTCTGAATTCAACTATTCTGAAAATCCATCTTTTATATCGGGTTCAACAGGGGAGATAATCTATGATTTATTTATTAATAACCCTCAAGTTTATGTTACAACCATAGGATTATATAATGATTCAAACGAATTAGTTTCTGTAGCTAAATTATCAAAACCTTTATTAAAGGATTTTACAAAAGAAAGTTTAGTAAGAATCAAACTTGATTTTTAAGATGAATGAGTGTTTACAAACCATTTATAACCTCCGATGTAGTATTTACTCCATTTAAAGTAAATAAAAGTTTTACTTTTAAAGGGGGGAGTGAATTTATTTTATCAAATGTTGGTATAGATAGGTTTTATGGTAAAAATATTCAATCAACTTTATGGGTATCCGGTTCTAATCCAACAGGTCAAATATCATCTCAAAATCAAGAATTAGTATATAATTCAATAAAACAACTTTATTATTCAAATTACCTTTCAGGAAGTGATGGTTCCACAGCTACTTTACCTAAATATAATCTTGATGGTACTATAACAAGTACTAGTGGTTCTTATCAACCTATGTATGATAATTATTTACCTAATACATTAGATGCAAATAGAAAATTTCCAACTGCTTCTAATGATAATATAGGGGTTATTTCAATTCCTTCAAATTTATTTGGTGAATATATCAAACCAGGAACCTTTACATTAACTACTCCAAGCAATACCCTTTTTGATGATGGGGAAGGAAACCTAATGGAGGCCACAGATAAGGTAGGTGATATTATTTATCAACATGGTATAGTTATACTTACTTCTTATGGGTCTTCCATAGCGGGAAGTGATTATGCTTCTGCTTTATATGGAACAGGAATATATGGGGTCAATGGAATATCTGATTTAAATGAGTTTATAACAGGAAGTAATATTACTTGTTCATTTCAAAGTACTATGACAATATATGAAACTCAATATAAATGTACCTTACTAGAAAATGAATATAATTATTCCCAAAACCCCTCAGCCATATCAAGTAGTTCAAATAGTGGAATTGTATATGATTTTTTAACAGGTTCATACTTTGAACCTTATGTTACAACCGTAGGTTTATATAATAGTAGTTATCAATTATTAGCAATAGGAAAATTAGCTCAACCCCTACAAAGTTCTATAACTACTGATACAACTATATTAGTTAACCTAGATTCATAATATTTATAATAAGAATACTTTACAATGGCAAAAACATTATCAACATCGGGAATAAACAGTGGTCAGCTAATTAAAACTACCCAATTAACTCAAGTAGTAGATGCTCTTACTGGGAATGATGGTTATGATATTACAATTACTGGGTCTTTAACTGTTTCTGGATCAACAGATCTTTATGGAGCTACATCAGGTAGTTTTGTAGGTGATGGATCAGGTTTAACAGGGGTAACTGGAGAATGGGATGGTTCTCATTTAGGGAATGCCTCCATAACTGGTAGTTTAACAGTAACAAGTGATTTAAGTTCAAGTGGTAATTTAATTGGGACGGACATAACTGCATCTGGAAACATAAGTGCAAGTGGTGATATGTATGCTTCTAATATTACTTTTCCGGATCTATCAAAAATAATAGGAGAGGCACGATTAACAATTAGTTCTAGTAACTCTCAAGGGTATCATGCAACTGAATACATTTACAATGTAAATGGAGGTAATGCCGTAAATATAAAAAGTGATGAAGTTGAATTTAGAAAACCAATTGATGCTTGGTATTCTATAACAGCTTCTTCCGATATAAGTTCAAGTGGAGATATAATAGCGAGAGATTTTTCTTCCAGTAATGCTTTTCATGCTATGGCCCATGCGGGTTATGAGTTTACTATTTCAGGCAGTCATTTTAATATGTTAAATCAAACCGCAGATAAGAACCTACACTTCCTAACAACAGCAGGAACCGGAGTGATTACTTTTGGAACAAATAATACTAATAATGAAGTTGTAATAGGAACAGGGGGGCATATAACAGCTTCTTCTGACATAAGTGCAAGTGGTAATGTTTATGGTGTAACAGGATCATTTAGTCATGTTTTAGGGGCTAGTCCTTTAACCATAGAATCTGATAATTTTAATGTAGATTCTTTAGGTAACATTTCAGGTTCAAGTATAAGTGCAAGTGGAACAATATCAATGCTAACAGCATCAATTGGAGGAGGAATATTTACATCTTCTTCATTATCTGCTGGTGGTGGAGGTTCTACTTTCCCATTCACTGGGGATGCTGAAATAACAGGTTCATTAATAGTATCAGGTTCAGGAGGAACAGATATAACTGCTAATAATTTATTTTTATATGATGGTGCCTTTGGACCTACAGGATATAGTTATGGAATAAAAATAGATACCCAAGCAACGACCTATAACCCCCCAAATACAAAAGGGGGAAATGTTTCAATAGGAGCTTCTGCTGGCAATAGTATAACGGATAATTCTATGGGGAACATTGCTATTGGTAATAAAGCCGGTTATTCCTCCCCTAGTCATTATAATGTAATGATAGGGTCTGAAACAGGATATAATAATTTAGGAGGTAGTAATCTATTAATGGGGTATGCTGCAGGATATTATGGTGATAGTTCTCATCAACATAATGTAGCTATAGGAAATAATGCTTTAAAAGGATCATCCCAAGCAGGTAATAATAGCATGTATAATACCGTTATAGGATATGATTCAGGTCGACAAATACAAAATGGAGATAATAATACTATTCTAGGATATAAATCAGGATATGATGTAACATCAGGGGGAGGTAATATAATAATAGGTAATTATGCTGCATCGGGTTCCGGTAATATGAATAACCAACTTATTATAGGTTCTGCTTCTTTAGCCACCATATCTGCTTCATTAACAACAGGCGATATTATATTACAAAATACAACTGTAACTAACTTAACAGCATCCAGTGATATAAGCTCAAGTGGGAACATAAAAGCATTAAACTTTTACCAACCTGATACTGGGTATTTCTATATGGGACCTAATGAAAAAACTAGTATTCAAGGAGAATTTAGTTCGATGGAGATAAGAGTTGGAGGGAATCAAAAGATGCTTATTTACAGCGATTTACTCCTTACAAATTTTGGTACTGTAACTTTAAATGGATCAGCAAATTTAAATGTTGGGGGTAATATAACAGCATCCGGAGATATAAGTGCAAGTGGTTATATAAGTGCTTATGGAAGTTCATCTCTTACAGGTCTTCCAACTGTAGAACCAACAACAACAGGATCACTTTGGATATCAGGAAGTAGTCCTAATCACCCCAATTCAGGATTTTTAATGGTATATAACCCTTAATAAAATAAAATGGCAAAAATATTATCTAAAACAGGCATATTAAAAAATAATACCATCCTAGCATGGCATGTTACTCAATCAATAGATGCTCTAACAGGAATAGACGATTATGATATTACAATTTCAGGTTCATTAGAAGTAACAGGTTCAGTAAATATCACCCCTACTCAAGCTAGTACGGGAACTAATGTATTAACTGTTGATTCTGTTGGTAAAATATATAAAACAGGTTCGTATGGTGGAGGTGGAGGCGGTGGTGGTTCTAGTTTATGGTATGATGGTACAACTTATTTATCCTCATCTTTACCAATAAATGTGGAAGGTAATATAACAGCATCAGGTGATATAAGTGCAAGTGGAACAGTATTTGGAACTAATTTTAATCTTAAAAACAATGACCAAACTTTAGGATATAGTGGTAATAAAATATTATTTGCTGATGATGTTACTAACTGGACAGAAATAGAAATAGGACGAACAGGTACTAATACACAACAAATATCATTATTTGGTCAAATAACATCATCAGGTAATATAAGTGCAAGTGGAGATTTACACTTTAATTCATCTTTATCTTCAAACACGGGTTATAAAACCTTAGTATATGACACCTCAACAGGTAAAGTACACTATACAGGTTCGTATGGTGGAGGCGGTGGTTCTAGTTTATGGTATGATGGTACAACTTATTTATCTTCAAGTAAAGATATTCAAATAACAGGTTCATTAGTAGTTTCAGCATCAAATCTTGGGGGTGCTGTTTCTGCTTGGAAATATAAAGATTTATCCAATCAAACATTATTATTTGGAGATGGAAGTTATACTTATTTATCATCTAATAATGTGATTGCTTTTAGAGTAAATGGTCCTGACCGTCATACTATAAATGAAAAAGGTCTTGTTCTAAATAAAGGATTTTATGCGGCAAATACTAATACTCTCGAAGTAAGTGGTAGTACTTTATTATCAGGTAGTTTAAATGTAGTTGGAGATGATGTAACCCCTGGAGGTCAAATAACAGCCTCTGGAAATATAAGTTCAAGTGGTAATGTTTATGGGGATTCATATTATATGGATGATCAAATAATATCCACCAATGTAGGGAATGATCTAAGATTAGCAGACCCCTCTTGGGATTCTGTAGATATTAATAATACAACATTATCATTAGGTGGGGGTTCTGGAAATCTACAACTAACCAATATAACAGCATCAGGAAATATAAGTGCAAGTGGTACTTACTATGGAGATGGAAGTGACCTAACAGGTATTAGAATTGGAATATTAGATGTTATGGGAACAAGTATAACTCCTACCACATCACAAATAGACCAAATGGTAGTATTTGCTAGTCTGTCAGCCTGTGAATTTAAAATACCCAGAAATGGTGTCATTTCTTACCCTATAGGATGTGAGTTTAAAGTTATGAATACAGGTGTTGGAACTACTACAATAACCGGTTCGCACCCTGCAGTAACTTATTATCGCTCTGGGAGTGTTTTAAATACGGGTTTTGATATTGAACAATACGAAGTAGTAACAATTAAAAATATAGCCGCAAATGAATGGATTTGTTACCCATAACCCTATCTATGAATTGGAAACACAACGGAAAAGAAATAACAGAATTCAATCATTTCCCCAAGGGGACATTTGGGTTTGTTTATAAAACAACCCACATACCATCAGGTAAGGCTTATATAGGAAAAAAAGTACTTGTTCATAATAAAAAAGTAAAAGTAACAAAAAAGGATTT